CGTTGAGGCACGCGACGAGGACGACGCTGCCGAGATCGCGCTTCAAATCGTAAAGGCGGGCTATACCGTCCACAGCGAATTGGATTGGGACGTTGAGGAAGTCAACATTGGAGACCCTGCCGATGTCGCAGAATGACCAGATTAGAGCCGCCCTGATTCTAGGGCGGTCGCTCACCCCGCTTGATGCTCTGCAAGACTATGGATGCTTCAGGCTTGCCGCTCGGATCGCCGAATTAAGGCGAGAGGGGCTAGACATTGAGTGCAAGACGGAGACAACCAACGGCAAGCGCTATGCCCGTTACCAACTACGGAGGCCGTATGCGGCTGCATAAACTGTGGCATCTAGGCTACTGGTATTCACGCGGCTACGATTGGCGCCACGTACCGCCTCCTAACTGGCGCTGTAGCCGTCGCATCAATCCCCTTTCCGTTTATTGGTGACTTATGGAAAAACCCCATATACCAACCCTGCAAGAATTAGAGGCTCTCTTTGCCGAGGACGATGCCCCCCTCACTTACCGCGCACCCCCTGACCCTGCGAGGCTCCAGACGGTTGTGCGGGCGTTTATCAGCGCATGGGATGACGACTTGACGGTTAGGGAACTCGCGCCTTTCGTCGAGGAAGTGCGCCGCGCATTGGAGGGTAGGCCATGACTGAGTTTCACGAGCGTTGGGGGCTGACCCCATCCTATCCACGGCTGACCCGTTGCACCCGTCGATACTGGGTGACATATCTGGGCAGGTGTATCGACACGGCGAGGGCTACGCTATGGCGGGATTCTTGATAGCGGTAGCCCTGACCGTTCTAGCCTCTATCCTATTTGACGACTGACAACACGGGTTGTGGCGGATTCTCAACCATCCGCCGCAACTCGGTATTTGACAGGTGCGAGAATTCAGGCGACACATAAACGTGTTTCTTGGTTGGGTACTCTTTCGAGTAAATGCGCCCCCTGTCCTCCCATTTGCAGTCTTTCAAGGCGATCTGAAGCACGTTCTGGTTGACTCGAAACCTCTCGCCTAACTGGTTGGCGAGTTCTTGCACGATTCGATGGAACGGAGCAGCAATAACTCCAGGCTTGAACACGCTCTGACGGCTTGCAATAAGTTCGGCAACTGCCGCCTCTGTCGGGTTCATGCCCTGCTGCAATAGGATGGCCTTAGCGTCGGTCATCATCGGAGCCGCACCCGGATTGAACTGGCTTACATCCCGAGCGTCAAGCAGCCCTGCGACCACCTCTAGGCCGCCCTCGGCATACCATTGCCAGAGCGCGGCTGCGTCCCTGTCCTCCATCCTCGGGGCGTGTGACCACAGCACAAACCAGCGGCGGTCATCGGCTGGCAAGGCTATGGCGTTGCGGTCATTGCTGAACGCCAAGACGAACAGACGATTAAGAGCATAGTAGGGGTGCAGCCCCTTCCGATTAACCTGCAATAACTCTGGGGGCGCGGCAATAAGGGGCTTCAGCGTGTTCTCCATCGCCCGCTGATCGCCTTTATACGATTGCCGCAGTTCGTTGATGACCACGACCTCGGACTCCAAGACGTAGCCCCATTGGCTCGCCAGTTCCTCGTTTCGCACAACGGCTATGTTGGTGTTTAGCGCACCGCCTATCGCCCACAGGAACGGAGCCCACAGCGTGTCTTTACCCGCTCCAGGCATCCCGCCGTGCAGGACGGCGTGGTTGATCTTGCGGTTCGGAAACTGACGCTTGTACGCCATGACGTTCAACACATGGTCGCGCTCGGCTTCGTCGGGAACCATGCGCTCCAAGTGTTCCAGCCACTTCAAGGCATTACCCTGAACCCCTTTGGGGCGTCCGTTCTGCCAGCGGTTGCCGTAGACCAAGCCGGTGCGACCGACTAACGCGCTCTCGCCAGCCGCAAACGTGATGCCCTCTAGGGCTAGGCCGCCCATCTCGGCGCGGCTCTCATCGAACGCCACAGACGCTTCGATGCGGCGTTTATTGTGTACGGAGGCGCACGAGACGCCCCGAAAGATGGCATTAAAGGCGGATCGGGACAGTTCCCGCCGCTCCACCATGTCAAAGTAGGAATCTTCGGAACTGACGTAGGCAAAGCGGCTGTACCACTCTGCTTGTGTCAACTTGCTGATGTCCCGAGCCTTAATTTCCGCGAGTAACTGATCCATTGCATAACCCCACTAATCTGCTATTCTCACGGAGCATTGCGATTTTCTCCGTGTACATTCTCCTGTTAGAGAGTCCTTAGCCCCACTTCGGTGGGGCTTTTTTTATGTGCCGCCCATTCGTCGGTTGGCCGAAATGGTGCGCCAGGTATCAAGGACGATGCGCTCTGTCTCGCGCTTATTCGCCATCTTCGAGTACAGCGCCACAGCCGCACAGTATCGCTCATGCGCCTCTTTAGTAGCGTGGTGGGTCGCGGCAATCGCTTGCCGCTCCGCCACCGTACCCTCGGCATGGGTAAAGACGGCCTCACGGGTCGCCTTCCATCCATACTCGGCACGCTCCATTTCAGCCTTCGCAAGCGCACACGGCTCGTCTGTATCAACAAGATACCGCAACGCTTTCTCGGCTCTTTCTTCGCTGATCATACGCCGCACATCCCTTCACATTCGTTGTTGAACATATCCACCTGCCCGTGGTCTTCCGCTGTGGACAAATCAGCCTCTTCGAGCGGCTTGCAGGATCGGTGCATATATTGCGTGCCAGCAATCTTGCTTTGGTTACGTATCACCTTGTCCATTTCCAACGCATCTGCCCAAGCCTCGCGGTCTTCCCGCAATAGGCGCCATTCGTTGTCGTTGTGATACGGACAGCCGATGCAACTAGATTTCGGCGGCAGCGGGTAGCCTTTGCGCTCCATCCATTGCAGGCAATCCCATCGGCTCATGCCCTTCTCAATAAGCGGCCAGCGGTGCTTCTTCCACGCCAACTGGCTCGGCTTCATCCGCATGGCTTCGTCAGTGCTAATGCCGATCCACGTTTCGCACAGCACGCCCTTTGCACGCTGCCGAGGCACAAGGCCAATCAGTTCGCGCTCCTTCTTTACCAAAGGCTCAATCTTGTACTCCTTGGTGCATTGCCGCCGACCCATCGCACGAGTGCCATCAGGCATGACCATGTGAAATGGGACGGCAGCCACGCGCTTGCCGCTCTCAGTCTTATTGGTCAGGTCATCGCGCAGGTTGCCACGCTGAACTCGATGCACAGGGAAAGGCAGTTGCTTCTCTAGCCAATCCAACCAGACGTAAACCTTCTTAGGCTCCCATCCGGTGTCAGCAAAGATAGCCGCATCCACAGGCTCTAGTTCGCCGTGGGCAATCATCAACGCAAGCGTCGATGACTGCACCCCCGCGCCTAATGACAGAAACCGCTTCATCAGAACCCCAACGGATCGTTGAGGTCAGCCTTTGACCAATTATCCTCGGTCAGCGTACCCGCAGGCGGTGCCTTCTGCGGCATCTGTTGGCCTTCCTTCAACTGCACGCTAATGGACAAAAAGTTATTGCCAGCCTTTGAGGATTTCTTCCACGCAGAAAGTTTGTATTCCGTGCCGCCCACGTTCAGGTCGCCAGTAAAGTCCGGACGCTTTTCGTTGCCCTTCTTGTCATTCGGGAACAGCACGCCACGGTTAGTGTTGTCATAGTTCACAGGGTCATCTCCTTTAGTTTAGAAACTTTAGCATCCAACTCAGTCAAAAACTCCTGCACCTCTTTCTCTAAAATGGTGATGCAGTCTGTATCCCGTGGGATACGCACCACGAGCAGTTGTAACTCCTCGGGCATCCTCGGATCGTATGAAACCCAATCGCACCAGTCCGTATCTGTGCAGGCCATCTGCCATTGCATTTGGTAAAAGTATTTTTGTGGCGGCTCACGCTCAAAGAGATATTCAATGTGCGTAGCCGTGGACGGGCACTTGATCTCGACGCAACCATTTACGCCAACCAGTCCGTCAGGGCTGGCTCCTGCCATCTTGATTGCAGGGTGGTTAATAAAACCCACCTCGGTAACGAGTTCGCCAACCTTGGCGCTGTAGGCATCACGGGCTGCGGCTTCCTGCTCAACGCCCCACTCCATCGCAGCATTGCTGAATCCTTCGGTCGGCTTGCCGGTCAAGCGTTCGCATACCAACTGCGCCATGTAGTTGTTGCGAGTCGCGGCGTAGCCGGTTCTCGTGCGTGCAACCACATCAGCCACCTTCGAGGCAGTCACCTTGCCCAACCTGGCGGCGTGCCATTCTGTTGTCCTTTGCTCCATCACTCTTCTCCTGTCTCCATGAGACGTTTAAGTTCTCGACACTCGCGCTCAAGGCGCTCTGATCTTTCCGTCATCACAGCAAGTTGGCTCGTCGCCTGATCTCGCTGCTCCAGTACGCGCCTCAACTTCTCGGCCAACGCTTGCGATAGTTCCGACGAGTCAGGGATCGCCATTGTGTGACCGATGATTTCGTAGTCCGACATCAGCGCGTAGTAGGGAGTCACGGGTATTTCTCTAGCCGCAAGTGTTGAGGGGAAATGACTCGCGTGGTTTCTGAATAGTCAGACGGCGTTGCTTTCTCCCATGCTAGGTCATGCGGCAACCAACCCAGAATCTCTACAGCACGTATCTCTGGCATGACGGGTTTGGCGACAAACAACACCAAGCCTTTACCGATCTGATGCTGACGCACAGCGGCGGTGTTGCTGGTTCGCACGCGACGAACCTCAATGTTTCTACCAACGTCCGGCCAGTCTTTATAAAGTTGATGATCTCGGGCATCCCATACGTGGGCGTGCCAATAGCGGTTGGTGTACTTGGCTACGGCCAACTCTGCTGCACACGCAGCCACCTGCGCCGTGCGGTCGTCTTCCATGCGCTTCGGGTCGTAGTGCAAGGCGTCTTGGCTATCCCACCTTGCCGAACAGCGTCGAGCGCCGACAAGGTTTACCAAGTCATATTCCCACCGCTCTAATTCAATGATGGGGTAAGTCATGTGTTTGGCACCTTGTACCAAGACAAAATAATCTCAGCCGCATCCCGATGATCTTTTATCAAGCGCAGGTCTTTAGCCTTGTTCTTCTCAAACACGCCGTTGGGGTACAAACCCGACTCACGCTCTTTGATCATCTGTTCCATCATCTCAACGGTATTAGTCAGCGACCAAGCCACAATGTATGACTCAACGTCACTTAGTATTTCTTTCACTAGCCTCTGCTCCTTTACGCTGAGGCCAACTTGCTTTTCTTTTCGCTGAACAGGCTTAGATGCACTTTTCGCTCGTTTGCGCTTAATCCTTTCCATATTCCGTTTAACTCCTCGATGGTGTTTGCTAATTGCACTGCTGATTCAACAATAGGATCGGTAGTGGCTGCGGCGACTTCATGCGTCTGCGAGTCTGCATCGTTGTCGCCCTCAGTCGGGATGCAGAACGCTTGGAAGGCGGCGTACTTGTAAGCGGCAGACATGGCCTTGTTGCTGGCCTTGTCGCCTGAGTCCATCGCCTCGCCTACCGTAATGACCGTGTGCTTGCTGCCGTCTTCGGCGGCTACGAAGTCAAACTCCACAGTCAGCGTGACGTAGAACAGCGCAGTGCCTTGGCGGTTCTGGCGCTCGATAACCTGTCGGTCGGTGACGCGAGGCAGGATGCACAGGCCGTGCTTTGACAGCAGCGGCGAGAGCGCACCGTACACAGCGTCGATGCCACGGAAAGCGTAGCCCTGTGACTGGTTCTTGCTGTCTTTGCTAATGCCGATCTTGGATAGTTCGGCGGTGACAGCGGCAATCTTCTCGTAGACCTTCATGCTTGTTCTCCTGTTGTAGTTTCGTAACTTAATTTCTTGTTTGCTCTAAAAAGTTCTTCAATCGCCCACACAATAAATTCTCCTGTGGCTACTGCCATTTCTGCGGCTTCTGCCGCCGGAATCAGTGCCTCAAATCGCTTTACCCTTTCATCTTTATCTTTGGTTTGTTTGCTGACGATCCTCCACATCGCATCCCGTAATTCTTCTACGGAATCATGCGTGCGGACTTTGCACATCTTCGCCCAGTGCTTGCCGTATCCGCGCTCTGTAGCGATTTCCTGATGCTTTTTCATGCATAGCCACATCTCTTCCAACGTAAGGCTTGGTTCAGCCTTCATTGCGGGTTCCTCAGTTTGGCGGATGCAGCGTCAATCGCAGCAATGCACTCGGCAAACGCTTGGTGCAGTTTGAAAGCGCCTTCGGCTTCGATGCGGTTGAGTTCGTTTAAGCCTTCGATGACGTTGAAGGCGGCGTGTTCGGCGCGGCAGTGCAACTCCATGAGTCGGTCACGTTCCTGCTCGGCCAAGATGCGGTAATCGTCTTCCATGTCTTTCTCCATCGGGGCCAATCCCCGAAGTGCAGTATACTCCCGTTGACGATCATGTCAACACCTGTTACTGTGCAACCTATGACACCGAAACAACTACTGAAGATTTATGGTTCCCAGAGCGAAATTGCTCGGGCGTTGGGCGTAACCCGGCAGGCTGTGCTGCGCTGGTTCAAAGAGGACAAGATTCCTGCGTTGCGCCTGTATCAAATTCAATGCGTGCTGAAGGTCAATGAATAATCCAGTCACTAATAGCACCGACATATCGTGGGCGTCACAGGCCAACGTGCGGTATTGGGAAAGCGTCAAGCACACGCCGCTTGGAAAACTGCGGTTAGCCGATGCGTACCTTGCTCGGATCGGCGTAGGCGACTGGCAGCAGCGTGCAGAGCGCACATCGTGGCTGAAGAACTACGTAGGCGACATCCTGCGCTCGCTGGACGATGCGACTGAGGCATACGGCGACCCGCACGTTCGGGGAATGGTGCGCGAGTTGTGGGGCGAACCCGGCGTGACGAAGTTGAAGGCTAGGTGTAAATCGGCATAATCGGCGTATGCGCTACGCTAAACGTCGAGACAACAACCACACCGATATCGTAGAAGCCTTACGTAAGGCCAACTTCGAGGTCATCGACTACGCCTCGGCAGGGCACGACATCCCTGACCTGTTGGCCGTCAAGCCAATGCACGACGGCATGGCGTGGATATGCTGGATAGAGGTCAAGGCCAAGGGCGGGCGGCTGTCAGAGGGGCAGAAACGCTTTCAGGGCTTTTTCCAGCCAAGAGGCGAGTGGTACGAAGCCCGTGACCCGGACGACACCGTATGCGCCCTACAGGCGCTTTACTTGCAGCGCCTTAAATAATTCATTTACAATACGGCCATGAAGAACTGGCGCGTATTGAACCAAAACCTGAATCGGTTTGACGAGGCTGAGGTCAAGGCGCTTTTGGACGAGGAGATTGCCGGTCAACGGCGTTCCACGTTCCTCAAGCGCCTGCACCAGCGGTACTGCACCCTGCGTGCAAACCGCGAACGGGCTGAGATATTCAGCGCCGCCGCAAGTATGTCAGGTAGTCAGCCCCCTCTTCCGGGTCCCACCACACTTTCACCAAGTCTGGATGGTCAGGCGGTAGCGCAGGGTTAATTGTCGTCAGCGCACAGGGTGACAGGCAGTTGTCCCTGAAGCCGCGCTCTTTGGCGTAGCGGTCGTAAATCTTGTAGGACGCCACCTTACAGGCGTGCATCGTAATGCCGCTGATTGCATCCTTCAGGACGCTATAAGCCGACTCGTGCTTGTGACCGGCCACGTACAGGTGGTCACGGGTTCCCATCAGCGCAGCCTTCATCGGCCCATGCGCCGGGTTCCAGATACTAGAGCCGCTGTGGTCGTGGCGGGCGTTAACCCGTACCTCTAGGCCGTTCGGGAATCGAAGCGCTAGGCGGGCTTCTGAGGACTTATAAAGGGCATCCTGCTGCTTGGCTATCCAGCGCAGGGGATCGCCTGAGCCTGACCACAAGTCGTGGTTACCGCCGATCATGTACAGCCAGTTGCAGCGGTTGATAAACCACTCGGCTATTTTCCAAGCCTGAGCGGCGGAGGTCGTCTGGTCGGCATAGAGGCGGGCAAGACGGCCACACCAGTTGTTCGTGGTATCGCCTACGTTCGCTGCAAACAGTCCCTCGGTGCGGTTCACCAAGTCGGTGTGGCGCTCGATGGCCTCAATGTCGCAGCCGTCGTCGTCTACGTGCGGGTCACCAAAGTGCAGGATGCCGATAGCACCGTCCATCTTCACTTTGATAGGAATGAGTTTGCTGGCTTCTTCGTGTTCCCGCTTGTGCTGGAACTTGCGCTTGCGCTGGGCAATCAGTTCCTCGATAGAAACGTCGTCGTCGGGCAGCGCGGTGAACTCGTAATCGCCCTTGTCTACCACTTGGCGTCCGGGCTGGTAGGTGGAGTCAGGGATAACGTACCCCTTGTCCTTCATCTTTTTTAGCCGCATCTGCAAAGTCCGCTCGTTCATTTTGAACTTTGCAGCGACTATTGCACGTATGCCGTTTGCTTCCTGTAGCGACTTTAATATCTGATCATCGGATGCCTTGGACTGCATTGCTTACTCCATTGTTGTGAGCATCTGTTGCAGCAAGTGTCCAATCCGATCTACAAATTGCTCATCGCACGAAAGGTCTGGGTGACCAGCGATATCGAGCATGGCGTGGGTCGCCTCATGTGCCCACACTTGCTGCCGGTTTGTGCCTTTACAAGAACTTACGATGTGTATCTCGTATTTGTCTGGAAGCCACATTCCAACACAATTTTTGCCGTGGCGCCACTTGGAGGGCGGAATTACTTTGACATTGATGGTGTGACCGGCTAGTTGGAAGCGCTTGGGTATGCCGTCAGTTCTCATATACGCCTCCTAATAAGACCAAACACTAGGCCGCAGACCACCCTCCAAAGTATCCAAGTGTATAAAGCGGCCATTACCTTTTTGTTGAACGCCGATGCCAGTAAAGCCCATCTGAAAGGCTAACTTCAACAGTCGATGTGCGTCGGCACCTACTACAGCAATGTCACAGGCACAGCCCGAGGCGTGCGCTCCGGGCTTGGCTTTCTTAGCCTCAATAGGATGCTTAGAGCAGCGGTAGCCGGACGTAATCGTCATTGGCTTACCGTAAGCAGAACGCAGGGCTTGGAGTTTGTTCATAAACTCCTGCTTCATCTCGTTCTTACCGCAGTGCGAGCAGTTAAACTCGTCAGCCTTAAAGTTTGGTACGAACGCCCAATCCACGCTAACCCCCGTCTTTTACCCACCCCTGCAAGGCACGCAGTTTAGCGTTTTCCGCATCACAGGCGGCGGCTAGGGCGTAGAGGTCGGCTCCGATGTCCGGCCCCGCTTGAGGATTGCTTCCAGCCGATCCGTCATCGCTCCGGGGGGCGGGGGCGGGATCATCAGTTCCTTTGGGGGCTGCCCCACTTTGGGGGTCGGGGGTGACGCACAGCCGGACAGGAGTGCGGTTAACAGCACGATCAAGAGTACGTTTACGAAGGCGCTCAATCTCCAACTGATACGAGTCTGAAGCGCGTTCAGCACGCGCACGGTCAGCCCGCTCCGCAGCCAGCGCGGCCTCCAGTCGTTCAATTTGCGGCCTGAGTTCTTTGCGTCCTTGCTCTTTAATCCACTGTCCTGCTGCAAACCCGGAGATGATGACGAGTGCCGATATAATCGCATAAGGGGCTATCCTCGCTAGGAACAGCGGGGTCACTTGTCGGCCTTTTCGTCCAACTTGTCCCAGATGCGGGTCAGGATTTGCTCAATACGCTCTAAGGCGGACTTGTAGTCATCGCGGCGCACGAACTGGTGCATCATCTCTTTGTGGTCGCGCTGAAGGTTCTCTAGGCTCGTCGTAATCGAGCGCAGCGTCCATCCGGCAAATGCCGCAGCCACAGTCATCGCAATGTTAAAAGCCGCCTGATAGTCCACGTCACTTCTCCGAAAGCGCCTGCGTGGTGACAGCCCGCAGCACGAGGTTTGCTAGAGCGCCGACCATTAGGATCGCCGCAGCCACTTCCTGCCCCCACAGCACGGTCATATGACCGCCCATCAGTTCAAGGCCGCCAAGGACGGCAAGCAGGACATTCCACCAAACAGTCTTAGACTTGAGTGCGCCTTGAAGCATGACTACCTCGCTAGGGCGTTACGGTTTTGCTCTTCCCTTCTCAACTTGTTCCGATCTTCTCTGCTAATAGCAGCCGGAACTTGCGGTGTGATGGCAAGGGCAGGTGGGAACTTATAAGGGGAAAACAACGCCTCTCCAACCGCGCCACGCTGATAAGCCTTGCGCCGAGTTCCGAATACGCTGATTCGATCCTCAAGCGCGTTACCAAGTGCGCGAGCGGCAGTATTAGAGTTAAGCAATTCAACGGCCAAGTCAGCCGCTTGTTTGGTGTCTAACTTGCCCTTGAGTCGGGCAATGATCCAGTTAGCCAGCATGACATTGCTATCCAAAAACGGAGGCAACTCACGGTCTTGCGCGACAATCTTGCCGGGGCCGACTCCGCTTGATCGAGATGCGTCGTTTACAAGTTTTACGAAAGCACGCTGGTCATTTAGCGTGCGATTAATCTCGTCAACAACTTGACGCACAGCCGGTTCATCAAGCGCAGCAGCCGTTACGGTTCTTGCTGATTGCTCTGGCGTTGCCGTCAAGCCAGCAGTTTTTTCCGCAACATAGCGTGTCAGGTCTTCCAACCTAGATCGACGCCCTTCAACGCTTGTGGCGACCTTGCCAAACTTGTTCAGTTCGGCGCGGATGCCCATGCCAGCGTTGTCTAATATGCCAAGCGCAGCGGCGTGGTCGCGCATAAACTTTTCGTGGTCTTCAGGCGCTATCTTCGCGCCCTTAACAACTTTTTGTTTATACAAGTCCAAGATGCCAGCCTTAGTGGCTGCCATGGCCTTCTTGTTATCGCCCAGTGCAAGCACAAATCGACGGGCATTGTCTGGGTCGGCGGGGTTAATAATGGTGGCAACGACCTTAGCCGGAGCGACCATTTGCACGCCGGTAGCGCCTTCTCGCTCAAGGTTAGCGACCCACCCTTCTCTAAACGGCGTTGCAATTCGAGTCTGATATAAATTAAGGGCTTCTTTGTAAAGCAAATTGGCTTTTTCAGGTACGCCCGCCTTGATTGACTCGTCTACCGCGCTACGCAACTTATACAAATTTGACAGCGTTTTGACGGATTCGCTGTCGGTCTTACCCAACAACTTAGCAACGTCCATGTTGATAGCCTTGATAATGCTATCAGCGCCTTCAAGGGTAACTTGAGGCGGAACTGGTCGTGCAGGCGGACGCTCGCCACCTACGCTGCCAAATCCTGCGTCAACATCTTTCGGCGCCGTAAACTTGTATTCGCTAAGGATTTGAGATGTTTTCTCAGCCAAACCCGGATTCAATCGAGTCAGCGGATCGGACTCAATCTGCCGTGCAGCAATAATTACTGGCTCAATGCTGAACGAATCTGGGGCGGCATTAAATGCAGCCTCATAAGCAGGGCGCACCACTTCACGACGCACCTTCTCAATTTCTTTTTCACGGGCAACAGTAATTTGACGGCCCATGCGGGGCTGATCAGCGCCCGGAACTCCGCGAGGCAGTATGATTGCTTGCGATTCTAAACGACCTGTTTCGTTAGCCAGTCGGCGGTTTACATCCGCCAATTCGTTTTCCATACGCTGATTAATCGCCGTATCACGAGCGCGATACATGTCAGAGACATTTGGCTTGGCGTATCGAGTGGTTGCTAGTAACGAGGCAAAGGAAGAGTTGTTTGTACGAACAGCAACCTGCTCTGGCGTCATGCCAGATTCAAGCATGTCGATTGCGGCTTGCAACCTCATGGGGTCGTTATTAAATGACTCCAGCAATGCTCTTGATCGAACGCGCTCTAATCCACTCTTAGAAAGCGGCTCGGTCAGGGAATACAACTTCTGGCCTATAGCCTTGGTTCCGGCTGCTGCCATACTCGGAATCATGCTGCCGCCCAAACCGGCAAGAAGTTGTGCGTATTCGTTTCCGCCAATATCGGCCACATAGGCCGTTGAAGCGCCACCAGAAAGCGCAGCCAAGGTTTGCACCCCCGGATCTTTTGCCATTGCTGACAAAACATTCTGCGTGGTTCCCGGCCCAACAGGGGCTTGCTGAGATTTACCAAGCATTGTCAGCAAGTAATTCTCAACCGCGTTTGCCGGTTGGCGAGATTCAATTTGCCTTGCAAGGTCAGACGTTAAATCTGCTGCTGGTCGAACACCGCTGGCGATTGTTTCCAGCGCACGCGGGGTGGCCGCGCCGGGAACTCCAAACTCCGCAACTGTGCGGAGAGCCCGGCTGCCGCGACTGGTTGGCTCGCTAATTATTTCGTCGCCATACAGTTCACGGATCGCTTGAGACGGCGACTTCATTCCAAGTACGGTTGAAGCAATGTCTCCAACAAGCAAACCGCCCGTAGCAGCGGCGGACATAAGCGGACCACCAGCCAAAAAACCAGCGCCACCTACCGTGGCATACGGAGCAATCGCAGGATTGATTACCTCACGAGCAATCTGTGCCGCACTACTAACAACGCGCTGCGGGAAAGTTTCTTCAGGAACATAGTCCTCAAATTTATCAAACGGGTCCGTTTCCGGCGCATCTGCAAATTTTGCAAACGGGTCGTCTTTTTCAACCTTGCTTGGTTGTGCCATTAACGCACCTTTCGTTTGCCATTAGGTGTAATAAACACCGTACCCGGAGGCAGATTGTCCGCCTCTTCAACGGTTTTTACTCTAATTGGGTTAGCAGCGCTTTGTGCAGCGCTTTCTCGGTCGGCGTATTTTTTCATTTCAGGGCGATCAAACAATGACTTGCTTCCGGGGCCGTCTCGCCATGCTTGCGCCGCGCCTCGATAAGTTCCATTTTTTGCTTCCCAATCGTCATAAAACTTGAGTTGCTCATTGTCTTGAGCAATGACAGCCTTTTCCAAATCAATTAGGAATTTATTGGAATCGGTCAACTTTCGGTAACTTGCCCAAGTGTCTTCAGCACGCTGGGCGTCACCTTCGGTCTGGGTGCCAGCCTGCTGACTTAACTTAAACAAAATTCTGTCTTTAACGGCAACAGCAAACGCATCCGCGCTTTGAACCTTTTCGGCTGCTTCAGCATCGGCAAGGCCAAGAGAAACAAGAACTCGACGAGCCTCTGTAGTGGCTTCCGCGCCAAATCCAGTTTCAAATTTCTCCAAGGCGCTGGCGGCTCGCTGGAGGCTTGGCAGTGTTCTGCGCCCTTGTACCGCTCTGTCTCGAATAGTGTCGTACTCTTTAACGCGACTCTTGGCTTTTTCAACTTCTTCAGCCGTATCGCCTTTGTTTAGGATGCTTGTTTGTGGTGCACCAGCAGCCCTTTCCGCAACGTCTTGGGCAAAGACTTCTTGTGATTTTGGCACAAACAACTTAGCCCTTTCAGCGGGCGGAATTTGTGACAAAAATTGACTTCTCAGCGTAGTTTGTAATTGCGCTGGGTCATCAGGCAAGGTTGATGCCGCAAATTGTTTAAACTCAGGCGCAACAACCCCTTGGGCAATCAAAAAGTCTAATTCGTCTATAACCCTGTCCTTAGTTGGCGCAGTTTTGCCATACGCAAAATCCCCAAGCATCTTCTGAAACCGGCCATAATTATCGTCAGCCATCTTCATTTCGGCTGCTTTAATATCTAAACCAGTCTTTTCCGCTGTGGCTCGTTTGCCTGCAATGTCTTCTATTGATGCAGCAAGTTCTGCCCCCGGTTTGCCAAACCGCAGCAATTCATTTCTAACATCTGGTTTACTTAAATCAGCAGATGAAAGAAAATTGCGAAGCGCTGTTTCTCGCTGGGTTTGGCCCAGCAAAGCCTCTTCTTGCATACGTTGGGCGCGAGCCTGCCGACCAGCCTCAAGCCCTTGAACATAAGAACCCAGAATGTTTGTGGGTTCAAGTTGAGTTGCGCCTATGACTGCCATGACTTACCCCAGATTTGCGTATTGCGGACCGCGATAATTAACGGCCATCATGTTTGGGCTAGGCGCCAGTCCCGAACTAAGGTATCGGCTGCCCGTGACGTTTACTCCGGGTAAAATATCATCCAGAGCGTCTGCCGACAGACTTCCCGGCGACCCGAAATAACCACCTCGATACAATCCGTATCCCATAGCGCCTTGCTGTAAGGCTTGGTTTAGTGCGTTAGCCTGACCGAGATAGCCAGAAGCACGGGCCTGCCCGCCGCCTAACTGAATGTTTGCGATGTTGCTACCAGCCGATCCCATTGCTGCGGCATTTTGTCCAGCAATCGCGGGGCCGTAACCGCCGATTCCAAGCAGTGCGTTAGTAACGGTTGCGCGTTGATTCATCAGGCGGTTGTAAGCATTTTGAAATTCCTGCGAACCCATCTCCTGCCCATACCGCACACCGGCTTTGATTGCGCCGCCGCCAAGCAAACCCCCGCGAGCAGACTGCATACGAGCAAGCGCCTTCTCCCCTTCAGACATTCTGAAAGAAAAGCCGGGGTCAATCGTCAGGTCTTCCATTGTTGGAGTCTTGGTGTACATGCCCTCAGGCCCGTACAACTCCGATAAGCGATTAAGTTGCTGAAGCGACAAATCCCGAAACGGGCGAGTTTCCTCTAACTGTCGCTCAAGCATCCTTTCTTGAGATGCCTCAGCAGATCGAGCGGCATCTGTTTGCGCTTTCGCGGCTTTGCTTGCCCCGCGAGAGGCGACTGCTCCGCCAACGACGGCGCTACCTAAAATTGCTGCTGCTGTGCTAATCGCCATTTACGCGACCTCTTTAAAAAATGTTCGCTCCATTGGGCGAAACCCTTTTCGAGAATATAACTGTGCCATTTCGTCTGAGCGGCCATCCTCAAGGGCAATCATAAAAAGCGCCGCTGCGCCTTTTGCGGATGCCCATGATTCAATGGTCTCGTACATGGCTTGCCCTGCCCCGTTGCCTCTAGCCTCTGGGGCTATCCACCACCACAATTCCTGCACTACCACATTAGAAGGACTGAAGTACATAGGGTAGAACAACGCGCCCGCAATTCCAATGATCTTGCCTTCATCTTCTGCCAACCACACACCTACCGATGGGTTGTCAACAGCGCGTAAATAAAAGTCTGAATATCCCTCTGCGTCAAACGGAATTACCCCGTGCATAGGGGACGCCGCATGAAAAGCCTGCGCTAGTGGCAGGTAACGCGGCAAATCCTCATGGATGGCGTTTCGGACAATCACGACACTTCCCGACCAGAGGATCGGATGTTGATAGACGAGGCAGCCGAGGCAATCGTGGAGATAAACCCGCCCGGCGACAGCACATGGCCGACCAACTCAGGGAACGTATACGTCTCCGAGGGCAGCAGGGTCTTGTTCTTGATGATCAAGTTCTGGTTGCCCGACGAGTCAAACTGCGTCACGAGGTTGACCGACAGGGTAGCCGCCGACGCGCTGTAGTTCGTGGCCGTGAACTTGTCGATAATCGTCGAGACGTTCGTGGCCGTGTATTGGGTTGTCTGCGTGTTCTCGGCAATCTTGGCCGGGATCAGGACTTTTACGCTAACTGCCATGTGTCACCTAAAAGGTAAATTTGAGTCGGACACGGCCATTGACGCCAGCCTTGCCCGGATCGCCGCCCTCTACCGGGTCGCCACCGTCACCGCCAGCGCCGCCGACAAGGCTGCCCACACCGGAAATCGGCGTAGCACCCGGCTGCGTGAAGGCTGCACCACCGTTACCGTTGGTGTTGGTCGTATTGCCTCCTGACGCCGTTCCGCCAGCACCTTGTTGGCTGCCGTAAATGCCAATACCGCCATAACCGCCGAAGCCGCCCGTACAAATCATTTCAGGCAGAGCGTAGGTTCCGGCATAGGCCACAGACTGACCGCCTGCACCGCCCACAGCGTCGCCTACAGTGCCGCCTCGACCAGCCGCACCAACAGTGTACAGGATAGTTTTACCGGCATCTGGAGCAGTTAGCACTAGCACCGTCTTAGCGTAGGCACCACCGCCACCACCGCCACCGGGGTTTTCTTGCGGTTCGTACAAGAACTCGCCAAATATCTGGGTGACAGTGCCGTAGCCACCGCCACCGCCCGCGCCCCACACCTCAATGGTGACGCCTGTAGCACTGGCAGGGATAGTGACGCTACCCGACCCCGACGAGAAGTCGAATACACCGGCACCGGCTCCCCCCGTCGTGCCTGCAATCGCTGCTGCTAAGGTCGCGCCACCCATTAGGACAATCCCGCTCCGCTGATCAGCCAAGAGGTGCTGCCAATCTTGACGCAAGTTGCCAAGCCGTTCTGCGCCAAAGTGCGCGTGCCGGTCGTGGTGCTATTCGCCAAGGTTAGCGTGTCGGTCGTAATCGCAATCGAAAGCGCCGACGAGTTGATATTAACGATAATGACGACCGTACCTACGGGGAACGCAACTGAAGCGTTAGCCGGAATGGTCAGCGTCTTAGACGTGCCGTTCATCAAGATGGACTTGCCGCGATCAGCGAGCACCAACGTGTAGTTGTCGGTCTTGGACACTTGCGGGGCTTCTCGATAGCCCACCGCATAGTTGGCGCTAACCGTATCGTTGTCGGGGATCAGCGGTGTGCCGGTAAACGTGGGCGAGGCAATCGGCGCATAGGTCGCCGCAGCCGTCGCTGCCGTAATGCCGTTCGTAATGCCGTAACCCGCCAGCGTCGTCGGCGTGCCGGTGATGGTTGACCACGCCACGCTTTCGGTGGAGATGTCATTAACGCCCGCAATATCGTCGTACTCACCAATCTGAACGTCGTTAGAGTCAGTCAGTACAAAACGGTACTTAACGCCTTCGGCCAGCCACATGTCTTCGGGCAGTCGTCCGCCAGAGTCAAGGACAATGGGGTTAGCGTTAGTCGTCGTGCCGCTAATAGACGTATACGTCGCTCGCGGGGTAGTAGTGCCAGCGTCGTAGGTGTAGATCTTTCCGCCCGACAGCACGGCGCCGTCGTCGGTAAAGAACTGCGCCCCGGCTCCTGCAAAGGCTGAAAGGTAAACGGTCATACGTACACCTGCATAACAGTCAAAATGATGGATGGAATGGCCGGGACTGGAGCGGCAGCCGCAAAGTTTTGCAACTGCACGTCTAGTGCATCCACGGAAAAATACAACTGAAAGTAATCGCCGTTAGATAGCGGCAAGAAAAAGTTAGCGGCAGAAAAGATTTCGGCGTTGTTGCCTTGAATCTGAATCAATGACGCAGAGTTGGCTACGGCAGTGCCGTTAATAGCAGGCCAAATGTACAGCCGACCAGTACCGCCTGAAGTCTTGTCTACTTGAATAGAAAACTGGACGTTGTAGATAGCAGGCCGAGTAACTTTAATTTTGCTGTTATCGGCTGGATCACGGTAAACGCCATACGCGGGATCAGCGTTGTTGTACGTGATGGCATACGCTGTATTGATGACGGCTGCTGCTTGCGTCTGCGTTGAGTAAAACGACCCGTAGTTGATAAGACCAGGCTCAAACCGAGGCGGGCCTTTTTGCAGATCGTTTATCTGGCCTTTAACAACCGCCATCTCGTCCTCGACGTTGGCCGATAACGAAGGCGTCAACTCAAGGTCAGCAATGGTGGTCTGCGTCGTGCCGCCACCCGTCAGTTGGTACTGATTGTTGAGAAACCGGAACCACTCACGCGAAATCTGGCCGGTGCGCTCGTCAATAAACGGCACACGCGGAGCAGGGATTTGCGTGATGTTCTGGGTCACGACGCTGTACCGCTAATCTGCAACTCAGCGCCCATAATGGCGACTTTGACCGGATCGGTGCCGCTGATCTCGTACACGCGGTCACGCAGTTTGGTCGTCATTCCAAGGCGGCGGAAGATGGCACGAGTGCCGTACTGGCCGATGCGGCCCATTGATACCTGGCGCTCGCCATTCCAAGTGTGGCCGCCGTCATCTGACCAGCGCAGCATCAACTGCGGGTCAGCGCCAGTGGTGTAGTTCACATCCAGAATAATGTCTTGACCGATTTCGGTTTGCAGAATTTGAGACAGTTCGCTGCCCAAAAACTGCTGATCAGTAAATGCATACCCTGACAAACCAACGCCTGTCTCACAGTCAATCTGAAGAGCGTGGTGAGCGGTACGGTTAAGGTTATTAGCGCCGGTCGGCAACGCACGCCATGAACGCAGCCACTTCTGCGTAGCACCGGCATCGGCGTAGACATCCAGATTGAACGCGTACAAGCGTCCATTCTCGTAATCGCCAATGATGGGTTCGCCGTTGAACCGCGCATGGCAGTTGCCGCGATGACGCTTGAAGTCGCCGTTACGGAAACCAGCACGCTCGTGCCAAGAACCCGTGGCAGCATCAAACACCCAAGTAGTGTCGGCGTTGGTAAAGTTCAGCACGTAGAACGTGTGGCCGTCCTGCTGATACGTGTAACCGACTGCATCCGACAAGTCGCCGTAGCCTTGAATGGCAAACTCAACGGCATGGGTAGACACTCGCACGCCTTGGTAGCCGTTGGCTCGATACACAATGCCCTGACCCCGCGCATCTGCGCCAAGCCAAAAGACGGAGTTATCCATCTTGGCAACTGAGTACGGCGCAATACAGCCGATCTCGTTGTAAGCGCCTTGGATACGGGTGAGCGGAAAGTCGGAATCGCCGGAGTTGTACCAGACCTCCACGGAGTTCGTGCCAAACAGCCACGCCTCTCGATGGTCAATGATCAGGGATACTAGCCCGTCTGGTGAACCCTCAGCGCTTGCAAAATCCAAGGGGTCAATCGACAAGCCATCCAATAGACTTGTGACCCAGACGCGTTGCGAATTCGGTTCGTTGAATACAAAGTAACCGTCAAGGTAGCCAACCGTTACTGCCCCTGGAAAATCAGGGTCAGTAATTTGCTCTAACTGCTCAGTGATGCTATTGAAAATGTAGCCGTCAGGGTTGGCCGCAATAAAAATCTGCGTGCCATTGTCAGCCATTGACACTGGCCCTGTGCCGGAGATAGTGCCTAGCGAAACGCCGCCGGTACTTTCAGCCAGCAAGTCACCGCCGCTTTCCAACAGGATGTCGCCGCCGTCTTCTAACGCCAAGTCAACGGAGGCGTCAAAAGTGTCGTCTACCTTAAAAAACTCGTTACCTGAAACGACGTAAAGATAATCGCCTAACGACCACAACCCTCGAATCGGTCCGGTGCCATACGTACCTTTTAACGTCAGGCCGGGGCAGCGCTGAAGGTAAGCAGGCTCTTTGCCGCCCTCTGGCACCACTTCTGGGTAAAGGTTGACCATCCGGCTGTCGGCTGCATTGACCGACCGGATTACATACGACGACCCGAGGATCGGCGTCTTCATTAGAAGTTGCCCGTAAAGATGTTAAAGCGCGGACGGTTGACAAGCAGTGCCGCAGGCATCGCCATCATGTCATCCGGGTTGTTGATGCGCTTCAAGTCGCGCTTGCTAGTCATAGCAATGCGCTGTACCTGCGGAGAGGGTTCGACACCAAACTCTGCCGCAAGTTCACAGGCTAAGTTAAATCGGAACGCTCGGAGGTATCCAGGCGGAAACGCCAAGTCAGTGTCTAGCGCGGCAGGCTGGGTCAGCGGGCGCACCGATACAAAGTGGAACTCCAGCACTTTAGTCGGCACTGGATAAACGTAAATCTCCACATTGGGGTAGGTCATATTGACCCACATCAACTGCGGATACGTAGAGGTTACGGTCTTAACGGCAATGTTGTTGTATTGCTCGTTGTTAATCAATTTGATGCCATACGACACGTTGGTCGAGGCGTCACGGAAATAGGTAGCGTCATCCATCAGAATAGGACGCTCGGCTACAAACGTGCCGGTCGGTCCCATCGTAATTGTGCGGATGTTAGGCTGCCAGTTATAAACCTGGTCTTGGGTTGAGTAGACCGCCAAACGCTCGGTACTCCATGAGTCGAGCATCTGGTTCAAAGCGGTGAGGGCATCCTGCGAGGTGGCCGCAGAAGGGACTTCGCCCTCGGCCAACTGCCCGATCAGCCGCAACGCGCCGTTGATTTGATCGGCAGCAGTTGTAGCCATGATTTACTCCTTACGGCGGCGACGCGTTCTCAACGCATTATGCTGAGAATCCCCCAGCGCCGCCACATCTGACGACGCCGAGGGTTCAGACTCATCAGGATCAGAGGGGTCAAACTCCTCCCATCCTTGCTCCATATCTTCCCTCGCTTCCATCCACGAGATAGCAATTTTCTCCCCATGTCTGGGGTGGCGAAGGTAGATATTGGACATATTACGAGGCCAAGAGCGGTACGCTGTACCAAGTGGTTGAGTCGTAAGCAACCAACAACGTCGAGGTGTTAGCCGCGATGTCGTAAGAAGCGTTAGCCGACAGCGCGTTGACCGCATCACCCGAGGCCGGGTAAATCTTCAACGTCGCCGCCGCACCGTTCTTAATAATCACAACCAACCCAGCCGACGCAGCCGGAAGAACCACGCCCTTCGTGCCGTCAGCGGCGCTAACTAGCGTAAAACCAGCAGCAACCGCAGCCGCCGTGCCTTGGCTGTTACCAGCCGCAGCCACCGTGGCCGACTTGATGACCAACGAGCCAGAAGCCGTCACAGTCGAAGCCGAGACGCTACCGGCGCTTACCGCACCCGTAACCGACGCAGAAGCCGCAGTAACGGCTCCTGTGACGCTTACGCTCTCAAACTCCGGGTCCGCGAAGGCAACACCAACTGCCTTAGTATTAGGCATATCAATACCCCTTTAGGTGATGCCCCCGGCAGTGTTACCTACCGGGGGCGTTGCCATTACGAAACGCGGTAGCAAGTCCAGGTGCCAGAGCCGGTCTTGCGGGCACGGAAGTGACCCGAAGTGCCGTTGTCAACCTGTCCAGCACCAACGAGCGTCCAGCCCGTACCAATCGCCACGGTCACGTCGTCCGTTCCTGCGTCAATGTTAATGACGAAGAAATCAAACGCGCTATCCACCTTCTCGCTCATTGAGGAAAAAGCCGCCTCAAGGTCGGCAACGGTCGGCAACGTCAAATCGCCAGCCGTTCCGTTGAAAGTGAAAAGACCGTTGACCAACTGAGCCGGGGTCGCCGTAGCGGCAGCCGTCAGCGCAGTCGGAGCGCTCTGCATGAAAAACAGCGGCTCACCGAGATTGCCATCGCCAACCTGATACCCGCCTGAACCATTGGGAAGTGCCATTTTTAGTTACTCCTTAAATTAAACCATTAGCCCCAGAGGCGGACAGCCATCTGCGGACGGATTACCGAGTAGCCATACAGCACGTCGATACGGCACGGCATACGGTCGTTGTTGATGTCGTACTGACGAACAACGCGCATGGAGACACCGTTGTGGACCTGACGCGAAGCCATGTCAACGCCCTGCGGAAGCAGGAGGTCAGCCGTGGCAAACGCAATCGCGTCACGATGGTACACGAGGTTCTGCGGGTACTGGCTCGAAGCGCCACCCAAGAACGTCACAGCAGCACCGTTCTGCGGGAACGAATCCACCGTTGCCAACGCAACGCTTGACGTGTAGATCGCCGGAGAAATCTTCACGTTGGTGAACGCGCTGGCAGCAGCGGTGATGTCCTCAGTGACCACGAACTGCTGGAGCGAGCCAGTCGATTCGCGGGTCTGCGGGTTGACCGAGTACACGTTGGCAATCGTGAACACATCGCCCTTCTTGAGCGTGTGGCCCGTGGTGCCGTTGAGCGTAATGGTCGACTGACCCTGCGTGGAAACCGTACCGTTCACCGTGATGGTGCCAGAGCGGCTGCCGGTCGTGAACTGCTTGATCGACTGCGACATGGCAAGTTCGTCGTAACCGAGGATGCCTTCGCCCATCAAGCCGCTCTTGAACTGCTTGCTGATCGTGGACACTGGGTTGAACAAGCCCTTCATGCCTTCCACAAGCGCGGCGTTAGCAGCCGGGTTCACGGTGGCGTAGCGGGGCGACATGCCAGCAGCGGCTTCGTTCAACTTCTGTTGCGCCTGCAACAGAACGAGCGAGGTGCCCGGAGTCGTGCCCGGAGTACCAACCGACTGATAGATGTTGTTGAACGAGTTGGCAACGTCAGCGTCGATGCTGGAGGCCAACTGGCTGATACGCGGCTTCAGCACGCGCTCGGCAAAGTCGTCCAACTGCATCGTCATTTCGGCGGTCGTGAAGTTGACGCCGATGTGCTTCTGCGAAGCAACCGTCAAGGTCGTGAACTGCTCGTTGTCGTCCTGAACTTGCAGGGCGGCACCGTCGGTCACAAGAGCGCGATCCGGCAGACGGATACGCAGCGTGGTGCCGATCTTGGCGCCTTCCACGGCATACGAATCGTCGTACTGACGGTTCACGTTACGGGTGATCACAAGGTTGTTCTCCAGGATTTCCAGAGCCTTCCGAGTGATCATGTCAATAGTAAGAAGTGTATTAGCCACTTTCGTGTCCTCAAAAAGATGTTAGCGGTTACGCGCTTCCCAGTTCTTAATCTGTCGCTGACGCTCGCGCTCGATCCACTCTGACGCACTCATGGCCGCAATGGACCGTGGGTCTGTCGTGTCGTAGACCGGAGCGCCAGTGCCTTTTGCCGTGACAGGCTTAATCGGCGGGGGCGCACTGGTTGTCTTTTTAACCGGGGCAGGACTGTCGGCCAACTTGGCCTCAATCTTCCCGATTTCCTTTGCCTGGAGGAATTGCGGTAAGCGGGAAATGCGCTCGGCTTCCTTCGGATTAGACCCCAGAAAGTAGGCTATATCTGGCCCCAAATCTGACGCCTGAATCGTCTGTGCCATCACAGTCGTGATCGGCAGTGCGTTGTTGTACGCGACTTGCTCGAAGTCATCGTACTTGTCACGCGCCGCTTCTTCACGCTCGTGATACGCCTCTAAGAGAGCCATCTGCTCCCGCTCTGCTTCGCGTCGGGCGAGGAGTTCTGCTGCTTTGCGTTCGGCCAGAGCCTCAGCATAAGCGTCAGGGTCTTCGTCCTTGCTAGGCAGGGCAGCGGCATCAACCTGTGACGGCTGGGCCTTTAGCGCCTGCTCTCTCTCCCACTTGCGACGTTCCCTCGCAAGCCTCTTGCCAACCATTGCGTCTAACTCTTCTTGAGTAAACGTCTTGGCTGACTTTTCCTCCGGCTGTTGCGTTTCTGCAACGACTTCGGGTTCCGGGGCCGCCGTAGCCTCCGGTTCCGGCGCGGGTACTTCCGCTACAACTTCAGGGACTTGATTTTCGTCCGACATAAACTTCCTTACGGAAACCTGGTGAACCGCACCAGTACGGTCAAACTTTAACTTACAAGTTGCGTCAGCGCAACATTAAGCCGTAGTGCTGTCAGTAATAAGCCCCGTGCTTGCGAGCGCCGTCAGCAAAGATGCGAGGGCTGCGTTACCGCCACGGGAGCCAGTAATCGTCTGTTTAGTCTGCGGCGAGGTGCCGTAGAAGCCAATAGCCGCTGGGCCAAGGCTCAAGTTTTTAACGTTTTGACACCAAAACTGCTGTTGGCCGGTGCCGAACAAGAAGTTTACAAAGTCTTCCGGGCTACCAGCGGTTAGTGCAGCGGCAGAACCTTGAACGAACCGTTCCGTTCCGCAAATCACATCGGCGCGAGCATTGGTCTCGTTAATGTCGTTATACGCGTTACCGACCACGTTCCAGTGGTGGTAATACGTGCTGTTATCAATCAAGTCGTAGAAGATGCAATTCTTGACGATGCTGCGTCCGGCGCCGACCACAATCGTGTCTGTTACAGAACCGGCAAAGCAGTTGGAAATCTCGCTCATGGCGATAGCGCCAACCGTGATCGGGTTGAAGTTACCCGCGAGCGTGGTGTCCATTATTGACAGGTGCAGACCGCCGACAGCGCCGGTCTTGATGCCGTTGCCGAAGTTGCCCTCAAACCATGCGTTCTTAATAGACGCGACGGCGTAACCGACTTCATCGTCCATCGTCACGTCGTAGTAGATACCGCCCGTGCCGGTGTCTCCCGAAGTGCCGTTAAAACTAATGTCGGTGCCGACAACATGCACGCCACCGGCTTGCTTAATGTACAAACCCCAAGTGGTGTTACCGCTGAACTGACCGCCGTAGAACGTCACCAAGTTGCTGTAGACATTATCGGCAGACTTTTCGCAGTAGTAGCCGTAGAGGTTGTCTTGAAACGTGCAGTCGTACACGTCAAACACCAAACCGCCACGGCAATACAAACCGTAGTTGCATTTTTCGATAAAGACGTTACTCATCACCCAGCGACCAAAATTGGTCACTCGGATGCCGTTGACGTTGCTGACGTTATCGCCGTCAATCTCAAGATCAGAGATTTCGCTGTACGGCTCTAGCATCGAGGCAATACCGGACAAGTCCAGAATTGGCGTAGCGTCGGTGCCAAACTTCTTCAGCACCGTTGAGCGCTTACCGCTGCCTTTCAGATTGACCGTAATCGGGTTCGTCCAGTTGCGGACAATCGAGGTGACGCGATACGTCCCTGCCGGAAAGAACACCGTACCGCCGCCCGAAGAGTACACGTAGTCAATCGCAGCCTGGATCGCCGCCGTGTCATCCGTTGAACCGTTACCCGTAGCGCCATACGCCTTAACGGACACCATCTCGCCCAACTGAGCAACGGTCGCTTTCTTAGTAACTCCGCCATCAACGACGGGGACTAACGCACCATCGGAGACGGGGTTAGCGGCAGCGGGTAATTGCGAAATCTTGATGGTTGACATGGTTTACTCCGTCCAAGGCAACGCAACAGGCACCGCCTCGGGTTTAGGCGCTTCAATAGCGGCTGTCAGTTCAGCGGCACGCTTTTCCCATGCCTTTTTGTGCGTCAGGTTCCACACCCAGTTCAGCACAATTTCTTCCGTCAGATCAGACAACGGAATGAAGTCATCGCTCGGTCGAGTCAAGCGCGTGGTCTGCCGCAACGGGCCGAGGCTCCACTCCACAAACGCAACGACGTTTTCGTGTGAGTCTATCTTGGGTACAACCCGCAAGCCCTCGACCTTCCAAGTGTTCATTACGCCACCCACGGCAACGGCTTGGCAACAACCGGCGGGTTCACTTGCGCGTCTAGTTCACGCGCCACGTTCGCTTCAACCTCGGCCTTGTCCACTCCGTTTGCCCAAATCCAACCCAGCACAATGTCCTCGGTCAAATCGGGGTAGGCCACGAAAACGTCGCCCGGTGAGGCAAAGCCCATGCTGCCGTAGTTGGAAGCGCTGTGGTCGCCGCTTGTAGCCGTGCAGCGCCACGTTGCCGTCACCACGCAATCGGTGTGCGAGCCGTCTACGGGCTTCACGACCATGCTTTCTACTTTCCAGTTAGCCATTGTCCGTCTCCTTCAAGGCTGCTTCAGCCTGCTCTTTGATCTTAACCAACAACGGCCATGCGCCGCTGCTTGTCGGGAGTTGTCCCAATACTTGCAGGATGGCCTGCACTTCCTCGGGGGTGAGTTCTAGTTTCATGTTTTTCCCTTAACCGCAATACAAGACGCACGGCACGATGTACGAGCCGTCTGGGTAAGTATCCGCAACGGTCGTGCTGGTGACCTTACCAATAGTCTTGCTGCGAATGATGTCGTCAGACTGAACCTTGGCGCAGCCGTCGCCATTGGACTCTAGCAAATCACCGCGCTGCACCGTCACGCCCGCTGCAATGCGAACCCATGACGCGCCAAGTGCTGCGGCAAGGATGCCGTCATTAGTGTCGGGGTCGGAGTCCGGCGCAAAGTAAACGCCATAAACAGCGCTTGATCCAACCGTATCGCTAACCTTGGCTTTCGGCAGACGGTCTTGGTTGCTGTATTTGCCGTCAACCAACTCATCCAACGACTCCAACACCGTGCCTTTAAGCGTCGGCATTGCGCCAACGATTTCGGTGTAGTGCGAACCCATAAATGGGTTGTAAGAAACAGTATTACCCGCAACAGAAATACTGCCTTCTAAAACACCATCTTGATAGAACTCAACCAAGTTTCCATCATTGGTTTTTCGGTTGACAAGCAACGGGGGGTTGCTGTCTCTTGTAATTGCTATTGCGCCAGAACCAAAAATTACGGTTCCAACGGTATTGTCTCCAATGGGATTGGTACTAGTCGTACCAATGCCGACGTTGCCGGAGGAGGAAATACGCATACGCTCGGAGCCAGCGGTGCTAAAAATAGCATTTGAACTAGAGTCGCCTTGTATTGAAGCGCGAATGTTTCCCGCGTCTACCCATCTGACTGTGTTGCCAGATGCGATTCGGATGTTGCCACCAACGACATCTAACCTGTCGCCGGGATTTGAAGTACCAATGCCGACGTTGCCGGAGGAGTCAATACGCATCCGCTCGGCACTTGCGCCGGTATAAAAAATGTGTTCGGCAATTTGTGTTGAAGTTGCTACACGAGTAACTTGGTACGCAAGTTCGCCAGCAGTTACGTCATCACTTCCCGTGATTAATTTGTAGACTCCCGCGTCCGAAGCCAAAGCCCAATTTTTTACGCTGGTTGCGGCATTAGTGTCTGTCAGCCACAAATTTGCGCCTTTATTTGGAAATACGTTTGCAGATGACCCGGCCAAGCGTAAGCGGCCAACAGGCGACGCAGTACCAATGCCCAGATTCCCCGACGTATCCAGCCGCATACGCTCGCTGCCGCCGGTATAAATCGTTAACGGCATATAGGATGCCGTTCCGCGAATTCCAGATGTAATTCTGGCTTCGTTTGAAGATGACGGATTATTTGCAACTTGAACAAACGGCCCATTTGCATACGCACTATCTCCTTCCAGAGAAAGAAGCGTGTTTGTTGTAGTGCCGTTTGGAATTACGTTAAGACTTGTTGTGCTGTTTGGAGTGCTATTTTGGAAAGCCAAACGATTGCTTGCCGTAGCATTTACGGTATCGCCCGTGATGCGCTGGGCGGTGGACGAGAAGGTGAGGTTGCCGGAGTTAGTCAGGGACGTAAACGACCCGGTGTTCGGCGTCGTTGCACCAATCGGCGGCATCGAGGCCGCGATGTTTGTCAGCGTCAGTTTGTAGTTAGCGCCGGATCGAGCAACGACGTACTCGTCGCCAGCCTGTGCCGGGGCGCCTGACGCTAATTGAGAAATTTTCTTATCGACTGACATATCTGTCTCCGCTAAATGGCGCGGTGGGGCTTGAAAACTTGACCGAAGTATGCGTCATAAGCCCTAACCGTTCAATGGGCCGATGCCAAACATGGCGATGTTGTAGTAAATCTTAATCTGAGAGCCTTCGCCGCCCTCTACTGTAGGACTGTAGAACACCTGCTGATTGATAAACAGGTCGGGAAGTATCGTGTTACTAAACGTAACGGCAGGATCGTAGAACGTCTGCGTATTGGTGTAGAGCGCAGGCAGCAGGGTAACCGCTCCAGGCTCCACGGTCGCCGTATAGAACGTCTGGGCGTTCGTATACAGATCAGGCAGCAGCGTGTTGCTGAACGTAACCGACGGCCCATAAAACGTCTGAGCGTTGGTATAGAGCGCAGGCGACAACCCATACGTTGAGAGCGCCGTAACGGCGTAGAACGTCTGGGTGTTGGTATATAACTCCGGCTCAAGGGTTTCGCCCGTAGAGGCTTCACCCAAGAGCCATCCCCCATCTTCTAGGAGGATATGCCCGCCGTCTTCTAGGACAAGCGGGTCAGTCGCGGGCATCGGCACGACTGCGCCTGCCCGTTACAGTTGGAAGATGCCGGAGGCGTTCCAAGTGATGACGATATCGCCACCATTGGGCGTCACTGGCAATCCCGTAACGCCCGTGTCGATATAGGCTACAAGGCGGGAAGTGGCCGCACTGCCCGTATCAATGTAGATCAGCAGCGCCTCGATGCTGTTGCCCGTCACCGCCGTATAGGTCACATCGTCACCATCAAACAGGCCGTTGGTGACGGTCGTGTTGTTAATGGTCTGCGGCGTCCCAATGACGGCAGTACCCGATACCGAACTGTAGAACTCGTCCGCAGCGTTATAGGTGTAATTGCCGGTATCAATCAGGGCAACCTTGACCGTGCCATCGTTCAGATCGACGTTGGCAGAGGCGTCAAGGAGCGCCTGTTTGTACTTGGGATAGACCGCATTAGCCATGCTTTTAGACCTTCAATGCAGCAAGTTTGGCGTTAAAGGCAGCCTTGTCGGCTTCCAACGCCTTACGCTCGGCAGCCACCTTAGCCTTGTCAGCCTCAACGGCGTTCTGAGCGTCAGCCAACGCAGCGTTAGCCGCAGCCGAACTCTTGGCAAAGGCTACCTTCTCGGCCTCAAAGTCAGCCGATTCGCGGGCAAGCGCCGACACATCAGCCGATAACTTACCTTGAGCCAATTTCAGCGCCTCTTCACGCTTGGCAACGTCAGCACTGAGCGACAGCACCGCCGCTTCGGACGCTTTGACAGACGCGGCCAAAGCCTCGGCTTCAGCCTTAATCTTTGCGGCGTCAGCCAGCGTCTTGACCTTGGCGTCGTGGGCAGCGACCTGCTCCAACATGCCGCGCAGTTCCTTGATGCGGCTGTCAAACGCGCCAGAAAGGGCGGCATTGACGGCAACCACATCCAAAAGGGCCAGATTGTCTACAGTTTGGGATGAAACAAACATGGGTTAGTCCGCCATCGCAATGCAGTAAAGGTTGCCGCCCGCCGCGTCTTGAATGGCCGATACGGTGATCGGCGCACCAGTCGTATTGTCGGTGGGAATAATAATGGGAGCGTTAGCCGGAAGCGGCAGATCTGTCGTCGTCGCGGTTGCGCCCACACGAACGTAAGCCGCCGTGCTGCACCACAGCAGAACGGAGGCCGTGTACGGCGGAACGGTCGTCGAGCCTGCCGTGCCGGTGTATGCGGTCTTCGTGGCCGACCCGTAGATCGGGCGACGAATAACCAAGCCAAGTGATGCAGCCATGTAGGGTTACCTCAAGCCAAGAAGCGTAAGCGGTATAAAGTACTCAGATACAGCGAAACAATCTCGTCAATAATGTTCTGAATCGCCGTTTCTTCCTTATCGCAGAACTTGTAGCGGTTAGCCTCAATCTCGGCCAACTGGTCCTGCAAAAACTCAATGACGTTGCTCGTCTTTTTAGCCGACTGAAGCGAGATAGGCCCGATCAGGCCGTGACGACCCTGATAAGCCTCTGCGAAGTCATCCGCCAGCCCAACGACGCTCTCGTAAAACTTACCGAGCGCCTTGTGTTTGGCGTATGAGCGGGTGTTCAGATGCACGGAATGGGTCACATCCCGCGCTAGGAACAACAAACCTACGAAGTCAGCCGGTTTCATGCCATACCCTCGCCCATCATCGGAGCCTCACGAGGCGCTTCCGGGGGCATCAAATCACCTGTTGACATCATACCCGAAATTGTGCCCATAACGATGTCCTGAATCTGCTCTTCGTTCAAGCCGGACTGGACAGCGCTAATACGCTTGGTTTCGGCGTCATACGCCTTGACCTGCGCCTCGTACTCCTTGATCCGCAGTTCCGTGGCTTCCATCGAACGCGAGACGTTCTGGAGCATCTGGAACATCTGATCCATCTCAGCGCCCATCGCTTCAATCTGCTGGTTAGCAGCCTGCAACGCTGGGTCTTCGTCTGGATCGGCAAGCAGTTTCGGATCAATGGTCTTAGAGAGACGCTTGGCGATTTCCTGCGCTCCCGGCCAATCCATGTTCTTGACGAACAGGTCGCCTGCCACGCCCCAAAGGTTCGGGTTGGCTTGCAGGATTTGCGACATCGCGTCCATCGCTTCTTGGCGCTTGGTCATGTAAGACGGGCCGGTCGTGACGGCTACGTCGTACTTACCAACGGACGGGTTGTAGATTTTCTCAATAACAACGCCAGCCTGATCCACCAACTTGCGGACAGGCTCTTGCTGCATCGGGTCGATACGCACCGTCGAGGTTTCCCCGTCGATGCCGATGATGCGAGCGATACGCTGGGTATCGTAAATCTTCGGAATCAAGTCAACGAGTTGACGCGTAACGTAGCGGATAGCGCGGGCAAGGTTATCGACGTAATGATATGACCCCGTATCGCCCTGACGTTCACGCGCCAATATGGCTCGACCCGAGCGCTCGTTCGACGTGGCGCCAAGGCTAGAGTCATAGTAGCCCGTCGTAGACTTAATGTCGTCCGACGCGCCCATCTTAGCCTGAATAAGCCCCGTTTGTGCAAGGGGTGGGGCGGCACGTTGGGGCAGCGGCAGCATGTTGCCAGCGCCGTCCGTAACGTCAGGATTAACCTCCAAATACGGCCAGTTCTGGGTATTGGCAGTCTTCCACTGATGCTCGTATCCCTCAAACTGCCCACCGTAGCCGATAAACGGCGCTTTGGGGGCCAAGGCAAGCATTTCCGCCTCTTGGGATACCCAGTAGTTGTACATGCGCTGCGCGTCTTTAGCGTTACGCACGAGGCCGCTGATGTAGATACGGCCTTCAACCTCGTACTCGTTGCCGACTACGCGGACAACCGGAATCGACTTACCCGGCCACTCCTGCTCTTCCAGCACCTCGTAGCCGTTCGTCTTCATCCACTTAATCTTGCGAATGTCTACGTCACGGGTGCGAACAGGGGCGAGGCCCATAGCCTCCATCTGCGCGGCTTCGGGCGAGTCGGCGTAGGCGGTCATACCGCCCGGATACAGGTTTAACTTCGCTTTTTCATAGTAAGCGTAGAAGTATTCCGCAATCCGTACTGAATCGTCGGTAATCCACTGCGCCAGATTCTCGTCACCAATACCACGGCTCTGGATCGACGAGATGGGTTCGGCGTCAGGAAAATGACGCTCAAACTCCTCACGGGGCATGTCCTCGGTTATGAAACACCATTCTGCATCGGCTCCGCACGGGTCTTGGATGTGCGGGTCCATATATACCGAGAACGAGTTACGAACGCGAGCAATACGAATGTCTTGGTCAAACGAATCGGGGTCGCAATACTCGGTCAGGATGCGGATATAGCCTTCGCCATACGTGACTTGGTTTTCGCAAGCCGTGTCGTAGGCAACGTCGGCATCCGAGATGTACTCGATGTGCCGGACGATACCGTCAAACACCTCGGCGACTTCAATGTCTGCCTTGTCATCGACCGGGATGACTTTGCCAGCAGGACGGTTCTGGCGTTGGTCGTTAGTGACCTGTCGAACGTGCTGGGGCAGTTTGTTGATGGTGAGGCAGGGACGAGCGTTGATCGTCTGACCTTGCACTGCGCCACGGGTGGCTAAGACCTCTTGCGGCCACTGCCAGCGGTTGTCCGGGCTACCCGCCATAAAGCGCAGGTCGTCCAGTTCGCTGTCCCGAGACTCGCTATACGCCGTCAGGGACAACTGCATCCGGGTACGCGCTTGGGCGAGGATATCGCCCGTACTACGCGCACGGCGGCTCTCGGGCGTATTAGCCACCTGAGCCGCGCCCTTCATCCCTGTCGGGTCTTTAGCCATTACTTGCCCTTCTTACCGGCTTTGCGCTTTACCGAATACGCGATGGCAACAGCCTGCTTAACAGGCTTGCCAGCCTTCACTTCAGCGCGAATGTTCTTACGAAAAGCCCCCTTAGAGGCGGACTTTACGAGAGGCATTAACGCATACCCCGTTTCATCGGAGTCGGTCGGAAATCAACCGCAGTGCGGATCATGTCCTCGTTAACGCGCTTCGGCATACGCGGAGCAGGCATCCGGGGTTTCTGCATCCGGCTGTTTTGAATCATGTCACCGACTGTTGCGCCGGGAGACACGCCGATTGGACCGGGGTTTTTCTTTCCGTACATGTTTTTTAACCTTTTTTGGAGGATTTACGGGGCTTTCGGGCGGTAAGGGCTGACTTTCGGAAAGCGGCAGCCGTTGGAGCGCCTTTAGCGCCAGGTTTACGCATTTTCTCGCCCGATCCCGCAGCGATTCGAGCGCGTTTTTCATGAATTCGAGCATATAGACCCTTTTTTGCAGCCATTTCAGCACTTCCACCGCTTGAGGGATGCCTTGGCTCGCTCGCCATTCTTGGCGTTGCGGGCTACTGCGCCCATGCGTTTACAGAAAGATCGTTTACGAGCAGCGTCCTTTTCCGTTTTAGGGTTAGGCGCAGGCGGTTTCAACTTAGAACCCGTCGCCCGATTGTACCGAGCGCGGCCTTTGGCGGTCAATCCAGCCCCTCTTGACACCGGCAACTTTTCTCCTCTCTTAATTGAGAGGCTAACCGACTTGCGTGCCATCTATGCTCCCATCCAAGTGTTGATCATGCCGCTTTCGCGGCTTGTGGTAATCGTGCGGGGACGCTCGCGGTATTCGCGGTGCGCGACCGGGTATGCAAACGTGACAGCGATGGCGTCGGCAGCGTCGGGCGATGCAAGGCCACGCGATTTCATGTCCTTCTTAGACTCCAGCAAGATAGCGCCAGAGGAATTGATCTTCTGCTTTGGACCTGTGAGGTCGGCTTTAAGTTGCCGGTCGTTCGGCAGCGCAGCGTCTTTCAGCCACGCTTTCATTTCGCCCCACAACTCTGCACGCTTGTTTTGCCACATAGCCGGGGTCTTGGACTTCCATCCGAAGTTGACGCCACGCACCACCTTATAACGCTGCTCTTTAAGGCGATCAAGGATGCCGTAGCCTAGTCCGCCTTCGTCGAGGACGACGAGGGCCGGGCTATATTCTTCAATCGCGTCGATAACGCGGCCCACAATCTCCATCGTGTCTTCGCCTTTGAAGCGTTTGATGGCGATGATGTCGCGGCCCTTACGCACAGCAATTACCGTCGAGTCTGCTCCGCTTCGCGCTGGATCGACTCCAATAACGATAGGCGCTGTTTCATCCTTATACCGGGCACGAGCCATGGCCTGATCCACCAGGCTAGGCGGTATAAATTGGTCGTCACCTTCTGACGGAAACTCTCCATAGACTTCCACCTTGGCTTGCGGTGAGTCGATGCCGTATTCGTCGATGATCTGTTGATACACCGACTTATCGGTTTCTTCAACGGTGCGAGCGTCAATGTTGCGGGTGTTCCAGAACGCACGCTTAGAGTGGAACGCCTCAAAGAAGTAACCCTCGTTACGACGGGGGTTGCTAAACGACATCCAGAAACGGTGCGGGGTGTTCTCCGTAAAGAAGCCTGCCGTCACCGACCAGATGGGGTCAGGAATACCGCTGGCTTCGTCGAAGATCACCATAACGCCATCGAAGTTGTGGACACCGGCATACGAGTCGGGGTTCTCTTCGGACCACAGGCGACCCTCAACAGACCAGTAACGAGTACCTTTCTTAAGGTCACGTTCAACCAGTTCGGCAAGCCATTTAGCAGGCATCACGCGGGTGGCGCTAATCTCAAACCAATGCGAGTTGATGAGGAGTGCTGCCCACTTAGTAATTTCTGCCCATGTGATCGAGCGTAACTGCGCTTCCGAGTTAGCCGACACAATGGTCGTTGAGCCAATCCGGGTACTCAGCATCCAGAGGATGAGCCACGACACCAGCGCAGACTTGCCGATACCGCGACCCGAAGCCGTAGCCATACGCAGGACTTCGTAGGAGGTTGCGGCCTTATTCTTCGCAACATGTGCGGCGATGTCGCGCAGGATTTCCCGCTGCCACTTACGCGGACCCTTGAAGTGTTCGAGCGGCGTGCCTTTCTGGCCCCAAGGGAAAGCGAGCAGCACGAAGGCCTCTGGGTCGTCCTTGATCGTGGGCGACCAAAGTTTGCTCATCAGCAACTCTTCTTCTTCGGGGCTATAGATCGGCTGTTGCATTACTTAACGCGCTGCAAGTTTGCGGGGTCTCGAACCATGACTTGTTGCACCTGCCCACCCGGCGACACGTCTACGACCGAATCAATACCAGCAATATCCATAGCGCGAATAAAGTCAGAATAGTCATTGAATGGATTCCCGTTTTCGTCGTACGACAATTTAGAACGACGAATACCCTTGATTTGCCCTTTTTTGTCTATGCCAAAAACCCTGTATGCAAGTTCAGGGTCAACCTTTTTGACGGCTTTAAACGCTTGACGGTTAGCCGCGTTGGCTCGGGGTGTGTTTGGCGTAAACCCTTCGTCGTCAAAGTACAACGATTTTTTAATATCTGGTTTCCATTGGGTCAGGCTGCCTTTATCAGTGGCAAAGCCTTCGGCATAAGCCTTGGCGCCAACATAGGAACCGGGGCCAAGCGCCGCCATTTTTGAATACGCGCCTTTTACGTTAGGGTCAAACTGTTCAAATGCTGGGTTTGGCGAGCCATGCCAAAGGTCGCCAAATGCGCGTTCAGGCTCGGTAATGCGAGACACTGGCGCAGGCGCACCACGCACGCCCATCGGCACGTTACCGCCAATGAGTTCACCGAGGCCAAGGGCACCGGACATGGCTTTCTGGCGAGCAGCACGCAGCATATCCAACACGATACGTGGGTCAGTTCCCATCTGCCGTGCGGCTTCTATAAGCGCTTGGGCAGTGGCTACCGGCTGCGTTACTAATTGCTTGGTGCCTTCTAGTTGGTCGGTCAGTCCGCGACCCATGCCTATAGAAAGGTTAATCAGGCGATCCTGCATCCCGTAACGAGAAGGCGTCTGCGGCAGCATTCCCGGCTCTAGCGGTGCAGGGACGTAAGACGCTAAGGAGTTACGTAAAGGGGGAGCAAGACGGTTATTCGGCGGCATGGGCTGAAACCTCCTGCTGATACTTTACCGGCTCAGTAGCCTCATGCGCTAATTGATCCGGTGTAGCGTCATATACGCGGCCCGCCAAGACGCGAGATTCTGCCTCTTGCAGCGCGGCGACAATACTAATCTGGGATTTGATATCCACTTGGACTTGCTGTTTGGCGACCCATCCGTGAAGGTGGGTAAGCAGGGCGAGGGCTGCCTTGCTATCTCCCTCAAGCGCGGCAGAGCGCAATTGAGCCGCAGCCTCAACCTCAGAGTCCGCACGACCTTTCCCCTCAGCGACCGCAGCCGCGTTATCTAACTGGCAAAGTCTACGGTACTCGACGGGCAGCAACCCAGCCGCAAAGGCCAAGGCATCACCCTTTAGCCCGAGTTTAGCGGCGTTGTAAATCTTCTCCAGAACCTCCGGCGATGCCTTCAGTTCACGAGGCGCAAAAGGAATGGACTTAAAGGATTCTGTTACGAGGTTCATACCGGAACTCTTTGCCAGAACAGGCGGGAACGTCAGACATCCAACCGTGGTGGGTGGCATGGGCACACCAGACCTTCTCAGCAACCTTAGTCACTTCAGCAGCCCAGAAGCAAGATCGGCACACCAAAGCCTTGGCAGCAAACTCTGCCCACTCCAACTCCGACATACGTATCGACATAAGCGGACTGTAACAGAAGGTTTGGCAAGGAAGGAAGAGCAAGAGCAAATTGGGCTACGCCCAACCAGTCTGCTCTAGCGAGCAGCAACGTGCAGGGTGATCCTGCCGGGAGGCCGCGATCTCCAACAACCGTGGAGCCTGTGTGCCGAGGCGGAAGCGTCTAGGGATACGTTTAGTGCCTTAGATTGTGCGGCTCTTGGACATTCAAATTATCCAAGTCATCAAAACCGCTTCAGTTACCTCTCGGTCGCTACCAGCGCATCTGGTCAGACGTTGCAAAAGGAATGTTAGCAGAGTTTAAAAAAAATAAAAAAGTTTTTGTGAGGGCATCGTAATCGTGACCGGGCGACCCATGGCCCTACCCCCCCCTGTTGTTTTGCCACAACACCCTGTTGTGCGTGTACCACAACCCTAGACGCGAATGGTTATCATCATGCGTAAGAGAATCGTTTGCAATACGTAGATGTTGCGTAGATGCAACACGTTGCGTTTGTGCAACACCTGGACGTTTGTGGCGAGATCGCAACAAGTGGTGAGGGTGCAACACGGTGGGTGTGCTACTGCACTACATCACCCGTTAGGTCAAATAGGCAAGTGTCTTTCAAGTCATTATTTATATCCATCATCAAATTGACTAAGAGACAAATGACCTATTCTGTCCTAACTGTCATTTTCCACTTGCGAAACAGTCAGTTAAGCGATCCTAAAAAACTGTCCTTTTAGGTGTCCACTCGATACCTATAAACCACTCGTTTGCGTCTCCGTTTTGGGTTGATTGGTCACTTTTTGACCAAAATCGTCATTTTCGGGCTGTCCGTGACTGTCCGTGATGACCTACACAACTAGCACATATTGCATAGCATCTGAGCATCTATCTATCTGTAAATAAATCGTTGACAGCATATGAGCATGGGTATATAAAGGAATCGTTGACAGATAACTACCAGGTAACACGGAGCAACTAGCCATGTTCAACATTGAAAAATCAGCATTTCGCAAAGGTGAATATGTAGGTTACGCAGATGGTTGCGTGTTCCATATCACCCGCACTAACAGCACTTACGGAAACTGGTTCGCCAGCGTCTCGCATGGTGACAACGTAGCGAAGTACCGCAACGTGCCAATCTTCGCGCATCGCCTCTCTGATATGTCCGCGAAACTCTCAGCCCTTGCTAACTAACACGGAGCAAACAGAAATGAGCAAGAAATTCACGATTATGGTTGCAGTCGAGTTTGACGGAATCGACGCTGATGACGTTGACGCGCAAAACATTCTCTTTCAGCAAGTCAACATCGCAACCGAAGACCTTTACCACGGCTTGCAGCAAATGCTACCGGCTCATATCCGCGACCTCGTAGAAGTCAGCGTTAAAGAGTAACTGTACGAATCCACAAAAAAGATCGCGTAAACCTGTGGGGAATTTACCAATGACACAAGATTGGATGATTTCAGAAATCGCACCCGAAGTGGTGCGGATGCTTAAGGCGGGTAACGGCCTCAACCTTTCGGAGCAATCGCGCATAGACATAGCCATTGGCCTTGCCTTTGAGAAAGCCATGAGCCGCTTACCCATTGACGACGCTTCCGACCTTTATTGTGACATTGACGAAAACTATAACCTCTACGTTGCCGCCATTCAGGAGATGTCCAAATGACTCGTTTTCTTAACTCGTTAGTGTTCGTAGGCTTCAGTGTCGCTCTAGCCTCTATCGTCCTCGACGACTTCCGGCTCGGTGCGTTTAGCATCTGCGTCGCCGGTCTCGCTGCTCTTATCGACTACGTCCGCAACTAATAACTACTCGGAGAACCTAGCAATGTCTTACGCATCCTCGAAAGTAAAGATTTTCAAAAACGATTGGTCTACCCATTTCTCGCGCTCTGGCTCTTGGTGGTGTGTCGTCGTCCGCAACGCTCGTGGCGACGTACACGACAAGATACGGTGTGACGACTACCGCTCTGCCCTGACCTATTGGAAAGCCTTTAACGCTATCGCCAAAGCCGCCTAACCAACAACTAAACACGGAGAACTTAGCAATGCAAACTTTTTACATTAGTTTCCGCCATATTGTGAGCGGTGCTATTTACGTTTTGCCGATTTGTGCGTCCTCAATTCAAGAAGCATATAGAAAGGCACTTGACTACCCCTATGAGAATAATTGGTACGAACTCATCCGCGAGGACGTTTGTAAGAACTAACAGGTCGAAACGCCGTGAGGCGTCAGGCGGTAGTGCCGCCTCTGATGAGACCAAACTACAAACACGGAGAAATCAATCATGGGTTACACAATCAACGACACTGATAGCCGTTACAACGGTTGGACAAACTACGCCACTTGGCGCGTCAATCTGGAGATATTCGACGGGTTCGACCCGCGCGACTATTTTTCAGGCTTTTTTGACGCTGACGATATCGACGCATTGGCTGATGGCTTGTCTGACTACGCTGACCAAGTGCTATTTGAGTGCGCTACCGTCGAGGGGTTAGCCGCTGACTACGCTCGCGCTTTCCTGTCGGACGTTAACTGGCGAGAGATTGCCGAACATATGGTTGACGCTATCAAGTCGGAGGCCGCATGAACCGCGAACAAATGATAGAGGCTTTGACCCTTGAAGCCGTCCAGTACATCTACGAAGCCGCCCTGCGAGGCGATACAGGCTTGCTCGGCGACTACCTGCAATTTGGCTTTGTTGGCTTTGACAACATGAGCGATTCTGACTTGCTGCTTGAATACGAGACAACCATCGGCGACGCGCAGGAGGCCGCATGAAAACCTTCGACGTGGTGCTCTTTACCTGCATCCAAGAGGTCGTAACCGTTGAGGCACGCGACGAGGACGACGCTGCCGAGATCGCGCTTCAAATCGTAAAGGCGGGCTATACCGTCCACAGCGAATTGGATTGGGACGTTGAGGAAGTCAACATTGGAGACCCTGCCGATGTCACAGAATGACCAGATTAGAGCCGCCCTGATTCTAGGGCGGTCGCTCACCCCGCTTGATGCTCTGCAAGACTATGTATGCTTCAGGCTTGCCGCTCGGATCGCCGAATTAAGGCGAGAGGGGCTAGACATTGAGTGCAAGA